TGTCTATGCCGTTCGGCAGGACATCACCTACAAGGTACTTGATCAGGCCGTGATCAGTGATGCCGACGGGAACATCATCTACAACCTTGCCCAGCAGGACATGGTTGCCCTGCGCTGTGTGATGCGCTTGGGTTGGCAGCTCCCGAACCCCATCAACCGCATGGACCCGAACGATACGACTCGTTATCCGTTCTTTGTCCTGCAGCCCGGTACATAAACGAAAGGAGATTTTTGAAATGACAAAAAAGACTCAGAACCTTGACGGCGTCAGCGCAAAAGTGCAATCCCGTGTACAGGTATATCTTCTGCGCAACGCCGTTTATCGCGGCGCCCATTACGGCGTCGGCAGGGTGATTCGTGTTGACGCCGACACGGCAAAAACGTGGATCGCTGACGGCACCGCAAAGCCCATCGAAACGGCAGCGGCTCCCGTCAAGGAAACGGCGGTGATTTCTGATGCTGAAAAAAGCACGGAATAGCTACGTCACGCTTGCTGAGGCGGAGCGGTACATTCAGGAGCGCTATGCAGGTGGCGACCCCTCGCGTATGGCATGGGACGCGCTTGCTGACATCGACAAGTCGCGCCTGCTGCTGCGCGCCTGCACGCTGATCGAAGCGCTGCGGTTTCCCGGGCGAAAGACGGATCTTCGTCAGGTGCTCTCGTGGCCTCGTAACGGGCATCGCGACATTCCCGGTGAAATTAGGCATGCCCAGATTGAAATCGCGCTGTGGGCGGCGCAACGGGCAAATAACGGCATGTCAGAGACTGGCCGTGCCGAGCTGATCGCGCAGGGAGTGACGTCATACAGCATCGGCGACCTTTCGGAGCATCTGGACGGCAGCAAGGCGGCGCAGGAGGCGATGCAATGCCCCGCCGCCGCACTGCTGCTGCGGCCATTGACCGGAGGAGGTTTTGCGTTATGCTAGGTTCCTACTTGAATCAGGGCGCAAAGCTGGAGCGCGCCGCCGGCACAGATGACCGGGGACAGGCGACGTTTGGCCCTGCTCTCGCGGTAAGGTGCCGCAAGCAGCGGCGGGGCCGCCTTGCCTTGACCTCGCAGGACGCAACACGGTTGCAGGAGACTGTGTACTATCTGATGACCCCCGTGTCTGAGGGCGACAAGCTGGACGGCCTGGTTGTAAAAACCGTCAACGACTGGGTTGGTCTCAACGGCGGGCAGACGGGCTATAAGGCGGTGGTGTGATGGCGAAAAAGAATTTTACAATCACCCTGGACAGCAAGGACCTTGACCAGCAGCTCAAAACGGCCATTCGGCGTGCGCCGGAGAAGACAGCAAGAGCGGTATACGGCATTTTACTTGATCTCGCAGGCAAAAGCGCGCGCCGTGCGCCGATTGAATCGGGTGACCTGCGTAACGACTGCACCGCCGAGCTGAATAAGCGCGTGGTGTATCAAGATCAAGGAATCAAAAGCCTGTCAAGCGCTACGCTGAGAGCTTACGGTACGGTTGGCTACTCGCTTCCTTACGCGCTCAGGCAGCACGAGGACTTGACCCTGCGGCATGACCGGACGGACGGATACAGGCGCGCTGACGGCAGCACGGTCAACATGGTTGCGGGCGGCGAGGCGAAATACCTTGAACGCCCCTGGAATGAAAACGTGGCTCGCTACGAAAAGAAGATCGCATTAATCGTGGATGAGGTGACTAAATGACCAATTTGCTTGATTTGGCGGCCACAGTACTGGCGTTAAAAACCATTGACGGTGCAAAGCTGCCAGCGATCAAAAAGGGCTTCCTGCCCCCGACGCCTGATGCCTGCATAGGGCTCTTTGAATATGCCGCCGCCCCGCCGGAACACAGCTTCGGCGGCACCGACATTATTCAGGGTTTGCAGGTGCGCAGCCGGGCATTGGATGCAGCCACAGCGCATCAGAACGCGCAGGCTTGCGCGAAAGCTCTGAACCGATACCAAGACAATGAAATATCTATTCTGCAAAGCACTGCCGTGCTGGATATCGGGCGCGACAACGCCAATCCAGCACGGCAGGAATACACAGTAAATTTTACAGTTAGGAGGCTGAAATAATGCTTTTTACAGGAGTGACAGGCAACGTTGCCATTGGCAAAAAGAACTTGGCGCACATGGCAAACTGGAATATTGACAAGACAAAGGACATCATCGACGTTGTTTCCTTCGGGAGCGATTACAAGGAGAAAATCTCGTCCACCAAGGACTGGACGGCTTCTTGCGATGGAAAGGTGGACTTCGACGATGACAGCGGCCAGCTCGACCTTGAGGCGGCCTTCGAGGACGGAACGCCCGTTGAGTGTACGTTCTACCTCGACGAAAACACATTCTACGAGGGCGAGGCCCTCATCGAGAGCCAGACCATCTCAAATGCGGCTGATGGCGCGGCTGACATCTCCATATCCATATCAGGCAGCGGGCCGCTTACGCTCGTTGCACCATAACAAAGGAGGAAAACAATGCTTATTCAAATTGGCGAAAAGGAATTTGATCTGCGCACGAATCTGGGCGTGGTGAAGAAGCTGGAGAAAAAGTTCAAGAGACCACTTACCACCCTGCTTGCGGGGCTCGAGGATGCGACCGTCGACGAGATGATCGCGATACTGTCCTATGGCCTGGGTGAAGAGCAGGCAGAGCAGGCGGCCGAGCTTGTTGCGTCCATCGAAAATGAGATGGATTACGCAACCATTTGGGCGGTCCTGCAGGAGTTCGTTATCAGTCTGATGTTCTCCGGCACACCCGAGCAGAAAGAAAGCAAGATCGCGAAGTCCAATTTCGATGAACCGCAAAAAAACGCGTTCAGGGGGCTGCTGGGGCTCCCGCTGAAGGAGATTCCGACGGAGGATATCGCGGAGCCGAATACGTCTACTCCCGAGAGTTAATTCGGCAGGCCTTCGCTATCGGTATAACAGTCCCACAGCTTCTTGAAATGGAGCTGTGGGAATTTTGCGCCTGCACCGAGGGGTTCGCGCAGCGGCAGGAACTGCGCGCAACCGAAGCGCTGATCGCGAGCTGGCAGACGGGCAATTTTACCGGAGCCGCTTTTGCCGGAAAGCTCAAGGGACTGAAGCATTACATGCAAAAACATGACCCCAGCGAAAAGCAGGCAGCCCCCAAAATATCCAAAGAGAAATTCTACGAGAAACTGGCGCGGGCGAAAGCAAAGAAAGGAGGAAATACCTGATGGCGACATTAAAGACTTTGATGGTCAAAATTGGTGCCGATACCAGCGGCTTCAACAAGGGCATAAAAGAAACTAAAAAGGGCGTGTCGGATTTAAGCAAGGGTATTTCCTCCCTCGCGAAGGGCGCACTCGCTATGGCTGGATTTGCGGGAGTTGTGGCCGGCCTGAAGGAGGCAAGCAAGGCCGGCATGGCTCTGGAAAGCAGTATGGCCCGCGTCAACGATATTTTCAGAGATAGCGCGAAGTATATTCAATACTTCGGCAGAAATACAGCACAGGCTTTTGGCATGGCCGAATCGTCAGCTTATCAGTACGCTGCGACTTATGGCAACCTCTTCGCGGGGATCACCCGCAGCACGGAGGAAAACGCTAAAGTTACCACGCACATGCTGAAAGCGTCTGCTGTTGTCGCCAGCAAAACCGGACGCACCATTGAAGATGTCAATGAGCGCATTCGCTCCGGCTTGCTGGGCAGTACTGAAGCCATTGAAGATTTGGGTATCAACGTCAACGTTGCGATGCTGACCACAACGGATGCATTCAAAAAAATGGCCGATGGGCGCAGCTGGGCGCAGCTCACGTTCCAAGAGCAGCAACAAATCCGCACACTGGCTATTCTGGAGCAGGCACACAAGCGCTTTGGCGACGAGGTGCAAGGCGGCACAGCGTTCTCCCTGGGTTCCCTGAAAGAATCCTTCAAAGACCTGGTTGCCTGGACAGGGCGGCTGATCAATTCCGGGCTTGCGCCGATCATTCAATGGCTCAATAAAATCGTGCAGGCGGCCACAAACGCCGTGCGGGCAATCGCTGGAGTGTTCGGTATAAAGATGGACGCTCCGGCGGCGGCAAGCGCAACGGAGAGCTGGGCGGGTGCGCAGGATGATGTTACGGAATCGCTCAAGGAGACCGCGAAAGCCCAGCAGAAGCTGATGGGCTTTGACGAAATCAACACGCTTGCCGGTGACAGCAATGCTGGCAGCTCAGGGGGTGCTGGGGCAGGGTCATCGCCGTTCGACGCGCTCGCCTTGCCCGATTTTGATGAATCAAAGCTAAACTTTGAGGCGGAGATCACCTTATCCTCCAATGCGCAGTCGATTCTTAACAGCTTGAAGAACATGTTCAACAGCATAAAAGCAAGCATCGTTCAGATCGGAGAGGACTGGAAAAAGGTGTGGAACACCGATGGGCGCGGCGAAACCATTCTCGCCAACCTGACCGCCACGCTGACCAATATCATTGATACAGTCACGGCGATATCTGACGCCTTCCGTAATGCGTGGAACAGCGGAGATTACAGCGGTCTCACTTTGGGACAGAGCATTCTAACGAACATCCAGAACACCATCGTCAACATCACCGGGCTTGTTCGCGGAGTGACTGGTGCTATCAAGGAGTGGTGGCAGGGGGATGGCGGGCAACAGTTCGCAGAAGGGGTGCTTGGAGTATTCAACAACATCACTGATTCCGTCGAGCGCGTCACTGCCGCCATAAAGAAAATTTGGGACAACGGCGGCAAGGAGGTTTTCACGCTCCTGATGGACATTGGCAGCGAATTGTTGCTGATCATCGGGAATATAGTTTCCGGATTTACCGATTTTTTTGCAGAGCTTTTCGAGAGACACGCCGATGGAGCCGAAAAATCTCAACTGCAAGGAATCAGAGATTTCCTTACGGTAATCAAAAACGGCTTGCATTGGCTCAACACCGACGGAAAACCGATCCTTGAAAACGTCGGAAAGGTGATCGCGGGGATTGTGACAACGCTGCTTGTGATAAAGACTATGTCCGCGATCGGCGGCGTGATAACCGCGCTAACGAGCCCGATAGGACTTATAGCTCTTGCTATCGCAGGAGCAGTTGCCGCAGTCGCGCTCTTTATTGATCACTGGAATGAAGTAAAGGAAATTGTTGGAAAAGCTTGGAACGCCGCGAAAGATTATTTTGCAAAAGAGAAGGCAAAGAGGGAAGAAGCAAAAGAGCAGCGCCAAAAGGAGCGCGAAGAGGAGCGGAGGCAGAATGAGGAACACTGGAATAATTTCAAAGATAAAGCACTTGATACGTGGGAAAAAGTAAAAGTAGTCCTGGGCGGCATTGGCGACTGGTTCAAAGAGAAGGTTACCGACCCGATCAAAAACTTTTTCAAAGACGCCGCAAACGGTGTGATTGGCTTCATCAACGGCATGGTTCGCGGCGTGTGTGACGGCATCAATGGCTGCATTCGGGCAATGAATAAGCTCCAAATACAAATGCCCGACTGGATGGGCGGCGGCTCCTTCGGATTCAACATTGCTGAAGTGCAAGCCCCCCAAATCCCCATGCTCGCCAACGGCGGCATCGCGTACGACAGTGCGTTTGTCGGCGTCGCTGAATACGCTGGTTCCCGCAGCAACCCGGAGGTCATCGCCCCGCTGGATCGGCTGGCGGGCATGATAAGACA